TCTGTTCAGAGTTTCAATGCTCGACTGTGGAACCTAGTAGCACTAAACTTTGTTAGTGTCTGTGGATTCATTACTCAACTGATCTAAGGAAATATATTATGATGAAAGCAAAAGATTTATACGGTGCCAAGTTAAAGGCAATCGAGTTCTTCAAAGTCCCTAAGAGCAAGACTAACCTCATTGCATTGGTACCGGGATACGAAGACGATGAAACCAAACTGGTAGGGTGGTTCGCATTCTACAACCAACGGAAAGTCGCAATTATGAGGGAGTACTTAGTATGAGAGCATTACTTGGAGCGTTTTTAATTATGGGTGCCGTTGGTAGTCAAGACTATGCAATCGAAGCAGGAGAGGTTGCTCCGTCTTTGTGGTTGACTGTTGGGTACTGTGTTGCAGGTTTCACCTTAGTGTATTATGGACTAAGAAAGCATATCGTTATAGCAAAATAGTCTAACTAAACAGTTGACTTCTTGTTATGAATATGAGATAATACTTGTACAGATTGAGAAAGACCTTTGTTAATTATTGAGAGAGAGAAAAGATTATGGCGTATATTAGTCAAGAAGAAAAGAAAGAATTTGCTCCTGCGATCAAAGCAGTCCTAAAGAAGTATGGCATGAAAGGTACCCTTGGTATCCGTCACCACAGCACTCTTGTTTGTCGCATCACTAAAGGTGATCTAGATATCATCGGTTGCAACAACAAGTCTACTATGCAAAGCACTCGCTTCTACGACAACAATGTCTATGACCTTCGTGGTAAGATGGAGCGTCTTAAAGAGCAGTACATTGACGTTAACCCACACTGGATCGAAGAGAACTATCGTAGTGATACTCGTGTTATTTCTTTCCTCAAAGAACTCAAGACTGCAATGGAAGGGCCACGTTACTTCAACGAAGATGATAGCATGACTGATTACTTCCACCGTAGTCACTACACTGATATCATGGTTGGTTCTTGGTGCAAACCTTACGAGTGTACTAACGAACAGTATGACATTCAAGATGACCTTGATATGCTTCAGGGACGCATTGATGACCTAGAGCGTGAAGATAAGATGGTTGCATAACCCTCTCGACCAGTCCGAATATTGCTATGAATTGCTATGAGACTGGATATTTCCCCCCTTAATCGGGGGGTTTTTTTAACACTTAATACATTTATAAGTAGGTGTACAAACTCTTAAAACCCTATATACTATTAGAAACAGGAATTATTTAATGGCACATTACCGAACTTACGAGGTCTTCGAAGTCTTTGACCTCTTCACCAAAACAACTAATAACGCAGAACGTGTTGCGTTGTTACAAAAACACGACACTCCTGCCTTGCGAGATGTCCTGCGCGGAACCTTCGATGATCGACTTGTGTGGATCTTGCCTGAAGGAACGCCCCCCTATACCCCGAATCGTCCAGAGTCATCTCCGCAAAGTCTCCATAAAGCACATAAAGAATTTGGATACTATGTCAAAGGTGGTTATGGTAATAACATGAACTCCATGAAGAGAGAATCCATGTTTATGCGTATGCTCGAAAGTGTACACCCTTCCGATGCAAATATAATTTTGTCTATGGTCGCTAAGAAAAGACCAGTGAAATACCTCAACAAGAAACTAACTCAGGAGACTTTCCCTAACTTAATACCGTAGAACCTTAAATCCACTTAACCGTAATAGAAAGAGAGGTGTTGATGTCGAAGAACCAAATAGATCGATTGAAGAAGGACAACAAAGAACTAGGTCATTACATTGCTAAACTTCATAAGAAGGGCAAAACAGACTTAGCATATAAGATGTCCAAGAAGCAAGACTTTTTAAATCAAACTATTGCAGATACTCTGCAAATGACTCAATAGGAAGGTGATCCATATCTCTTCACTCCCCCTCACAAGGGGGGTGTCGTATGGACAGTTAGGACAAATATTATGCCATTATATGACTTTAGAAACATAGATACCGATGAGATTACCGAAGCAGTAGTATCCATTGCAAACTATGATCAATACCTCATCGATAACCCCCATCTAGTAAGGACGTTCACCAAGGCACCTATGTTGGTGTCAGGTAGTAAGTCTGCTCTGAGTATGGCGGGATCGGGACACCGTGAACTACTACAACGAATCAAAGACGGTTCGGGAGAAGGGAATACTATTAAGACATGAAACCAAAACTCGCGCATAAACCTAAGTTGCTACGCATAGATGATCTGCTTACCGTAGATCCAATGACAACAGGACAGGAAGAAGTATTCAAAGGATACAAGTCTGGAGATCACATTGTGATGTCTGGTAGTGCAGGAACAGGTAAGACGTTCACTGCTCTTTATCTGGCACTCGAAGAAGTGTTGGATAGAGGTAATCAATATTCACAGGTTGTTGTGTGTAGGTCAATAGTACCTACAAGAGAGATCGGATTCCTTCCGGGAACATTGGAAGAGAAGATGGATGCGTACACCGCACCCTACAAAACAATTTGTGCTGAGTTGTTTGATGACAGCGAAGCATACTCGAAACTTGCAGAGAATGGAAGTATAGAGTTTATTAGTACATCTCACATCCGTGGTACCACTATCAATGATGCGGTAATCGTGGTAGATGAAATGCAGAACTTGACATTCCATGAGTTAGATAGTATAATAACTCGTGTAGGTCAGAACTGTAAGATCATATTCTGTGGAGACTACTATCAGTCTGACTTCGTTAAAGACGGAGACAAGAAGGGTATCATCCGTTTCATGGACATTCTTGAGATGATGAAAGGTTTCACAGTAGTTGAATTTACTTGGAAAGATATTGTACGTTCGGACTTCGTGCGAGACTATATAATGACTAAGGAAATGATTGGAGATAAAGACGATGCTCGTAGACCAAATGGAGAAAGGTTTAAAGCAGTTGATTCTTCTCCGTACCAACATAACAGAGGAATACCGGAGTTACTCAAGGGGTAAATATGCCAACTAAATTTAAAGAGAGCAGTGTGATTCGTGCGAAGGGATCTGGTAAGAAATCAGTTCAGCACTTCTATATGAAGGACACACCGACTCAAGTATTAGAAGAAGCACTTGAACGTGCAATACCTAAGATGAAGCAGAAGATCAACAATGAGTTGGTCAAGCGGAGTAATGCGTAATGCAATACCCTGCCTACGATCCTGATGGTAACCTTGTTCGTAATGCCACCTATAATATCGAACTGATAAAGAGACGTTATAACTCTTGGCATACCTACGAAGAAGACATTCTAAAGACTGGGTGGAGTGGTCACGAGAAGATGGCAGAGGTAATGAATGCCCTACCAGATATCGAACAACGAACAGACAAAGCAGATATTGGTTGTGGTACTGGACTTCTCGCCAAAGCATGGCGAAGAGGAGACATGGTTGGATACGATGTTAGTTCTAGGATGGTAGAACTTGCACGAGAGAGTGGAAGATATGCTCGTGTGTCCGAACTTAATATCAATAAAACACCTCTGCCAAAGAAGTACGACTTAATCACCGCGTGTGGTTTCTTCTCATTAGAACTCGTGACTTCTTCTTGTTTACCTAATGTGGCATCTAGTCTCAAAGAAGGTGGTCTATTGATAATGACAATGCCGCAACACACTGGGTACCACGACGAAGCAGGTTGGCCATTCCAAACATCTTTTGAACTAATAGACGAAACCGAAGAGTTCCAATCGTGGATAGGCGAGAATAGTGGAACACCTAAATACCATAAAGTACAGACTTGGAGAAAAGTAAATGAGCAGTAAACAAAGAGAAGAGATTTTCGAAACCCTAAAGATAGACGAAGGAGTCAAGTATGAAATCTATGCCGATCACCTCGGTTACCCTACTTTCGGAGTCGGCCATCTCGTACTCGAATCGGATGCGGAAAGTGGAATGGAACTCGGAACATCTATTAGCGAAGAACGTGTTGCACAATGTTTCGATGCAGACCTTGACCTATCCATCGCAGAATGTGTTGCTCTATACGGAGACGGGTTCAATGACTTCCCGGATGCCGCACAGCAAGTACTGGTTAATATGATGTTCAATATGGGACGTACACGTCTTAGTAAGTTCAAGAACTTCCGTGCCGCATTAGAAGACCATGACTGGAAACGTGCAGGTGTCGAAGGACGAGATAGTCTGTGGTATAAGCAAGTAACAAACCGTGCCGAACGATTAATGGTACGATTAGAATCAATCTAAAGGACACCCAATCATGGCAAAGTACACACGCCACGATGATAGTAATAAGAAACGTGATAAACATAAGAAGTTGTACCAATCAGGTGTAACTAAATTAAGGATCAAGGACGTAGACACTGAGCGTCCTAGATCC